AATCACATAAAACCATGTTTCCCGGGTCAACGTTGATTACTGTCCAATCTTTGAAAAATTCATCATTTAAATCCATATCATTTTTTAAATTTTAAAAGTGTTTAAGAAATGTTTTACGTAATTCTTCTAATTCCTTTTCTTGTTCCTTGAAATAAGTAGGTGTAAAAACCTTTTTGTAAGTAGTACCATCGGGTAATTCAATCCAATCGGCAGAGTTCAGACTTTCCTCAATCCGGTCAATTATCTGATTACGTATTCTGTAATCAGTATAATCAATTTTTGAGTTGTTAAGTAATCCATCTAACAGACCCCTTAACCTAATCCCTGTTTCCATTTTTAAAAATATTTAAACGGTTTAACTTCATTTTTTAAATCTTGAATATATTTTGCAAATACATCACCGTCAAACCTTGAATTATCTTCTCCAAGATATTGAATAAGATAAAACCTTAAATCTTCGGCAGACATATACCCCATTTCAAGCATAGCAAATAGTTCTGCAAGAAAAATATAATCTTTTTTTGTCATTTTTCAATGATTTTTAATGTAATTTAATAATTCTTTTGCTTTTTTATTCGTCAAACTTCCCGGGTCACCCGTAATAGAAACGTTCCAAGCATCAACCCCACGAAATTTTAATTCAGCTACAAGTTTCTTTGCCTGTACTTGTGCTTGTGGGTCATCGTCGTAAACAACTGCAATACGTTTGAATATGGAACTCATAACACGTACTTGATTACGTGTGTACTGAATACCACTTGTAGCGAAAGCAAGTTGCCCTAAACGCCAAACATCGGTTGGTCCTTCAACGCAGATACCAAGTTCAGGATTCCAATTTTCCTGATCACCGTATAGTATTTGTTTATGCCCGATTGTTTCGTAGTATGCCGGACAAGCCTGATACTTATTTTGTTGTTTTCCGGTAATATCACGGCTATCAAACGAAACAATCTCCGCATTCCAATAAAATGGAATAAAGATACGGAACCGATACGAAACATTATCCAACCGTGAAACGGGTCCGGTTCCTTGTAACATCCATTTTTCAGCTAATTCGTCAGGGTCAAAACCACGACCTGCCAAGTATTTTTTGTGACTTGGTTTTAAGTGTGAAAGCCCTGACGGAAGTTTCAACGGCCTTTTTTCAACAATTTTTTGTTGAATCACCGTGCGGTTTATCCCATACTGCTTTAGAATGTTGGGAACTTCGTAGATTTGAATTTTCAACAATTCTGCCAATGCTTTTGTTGGGGATTTCCATCCACAACGATAGCAATGCCAATATTCTTCTTCTATATTCCAACCAAGATGATAATTTTGTGAACCAGCACAAAATGGACAATGAACTTGTACCCAACCAGCAGAACAATGTTTATTTCCTTGTGTAATGTGGTCTACATTATAATCTTTTAATAATCTAACTATGTCCATTATTTCTTTTTTTAAGTGCGTTAGAAACCATTTTGCAAATCAAACGTGCTTCGTCAAAATTCTTAGGATTTTTCAATTTGTAGTAACTCATAACTTAATTATTTGTTTCACGGTTTTAGTCAATTCACCTACGTATCCACGATTTTTAATTTCATCGAACAAATCCATATCGGTAAACTCAATAAGTTTTATATTCTTATTTTTGTTTTCAGGTTCTTTACTTAATTGTTTCCTTTTTGAAGACGGATATTCTTTACGAATACGGCTTACTTCTTCGTAAACAAGTCTGCCGTGTCTCGGTTCAATTTCATTAACAAGTAAATTCGATTTATAGTAAAGTCCTTTACGTGATTCACCACTATAAACCGTAATGTAACCAAGGTTCCGGCAAGCAATAGAAAATTCATTACTTACGCTGTTTTCAGATAACCAAGTAGAAATTTTTAAAATACCATTTGAATCATTAATACTTTGTAACAATTTTTTCAAATTGTCCGTGTATTTTTCAACTTTTTCTGATGTAATCCTTAATTTTAAATCTTGTGTTTTCATTTTTCAATAATTTTACATTATATTTTCTATAAACCAATAATACAAAGGGGTAGCCTCTTCAGAATTGTTAAATTGCCTTTTTTCATTAAAAATACCAAGTTCTATTAACCTGTCTTCAATTTGAGTAACTCGTTCATTTTTTTGAACTTTATCCTCAAACACGCAAATAAATGCAAGTTACTTAATCAAATTTTTTGCTTCTTCATTTTCCATTTTATTTTCTCCTATAAATATTTATTAATTCCATTAGTATTGATTTATCTTCATAAACCTTACCGTCAAGTACTTGACTTATTACATTCGATTTTGCTTTTAATAAGTCAATGATTCGTTCTTCAATAGTACCTGCTCCAACCAAATTATAGATTGTAACTTGTTTGGTTTGGGTAATACGGTGAATCCTGTCCGATGCCTGAACAAGTTCCCCGGGAGACCACGGAAATTCAATTATTGCTGCATTTGAAGCTGCTGTCAACGTAATTCCAACACCTGCTGCACGAATGTTTCCAATAAATAATTTTACATTCGGGTCTGTTTGAAACCTATCAACTGCTTTTTGACGTTGCATTTGGCTTGTAGAGCCATCAATTTTAACTGCTGTTGGAAATTTTTCAAACAGGAAATCAACTGTTTTACGGTGAATACCAAAAACAACTAATTTTTCACCACTTTCAAGAAAATCTTCAATCCAATCGGTAATTTGTTTTAATTTTCCTTTTATTGCCAACTGTTTTAAGACTTCAATTTGAGCAAGGATTGGTGCTGCCGCAACTTTTTCAAATTTGTTTTCCTTTAATAATTGAATTTCATCGTCGGTAAGTTCGTCGCTGACACTGATTTTGTGTCGGTTGGCAAACTGTTTCAACTCATTTTTCAACTCATCGTCTAAAGGACGGTTGAATTTTTCTTGTAAAAATCTTATAAATTCATTTTCAGCTTTTTTGTATTCTGTTTTGTTATCAATTTTAAGTGGAACTTTTACAACGTGTTTCGGTGGAAGTTCGGATAGTACGTCTACCTTTTTTCGCCGGATCATAATTGTACTTTTCAGTATGTGATTCAACTTTTTTGAATTGGTAGCACCACTAAAATCCCAACCGAAAGGAGTTTTCTTTGCCCCACAGTATTCGTGTGCAAAAAGAATAAAGTTGGGAAAGAGCAAAGGATTGATCGCCTGTACGATATTGTAGATTTCGACAGGTTTGTTTTCAATCGGAGTACCCGACAAGGCTACTAATTTCGGAATTGTCTTTACAATTCGTTTGAACGCCTTTGTACGTTTTGCAGAATTATTCTTCACATAGTGAACCTCATCTACGATTAAAACAGTGAAGTTTTCTGCTTGAATATAATTTACCCAATATGGTAAAATATCGTAGTTGATTATTACAATTTCATTATGGAATCTACGTGGAGTAGTACCGGATAGGATTTCTGCCTGAACTCCCATCCAACGATATATTTCACGTTGCCAATTCATTTTCAAACTGGCCGGACAGATTATTAAAACGGGTCGAAAATCCTGATGATTTTTCAACCAAGCCAATGCCTGAACCGTTTTACCCAATCCCATTTCGTCGGCTATCAACGCCCGACCACGACATTTTTCAATAAATTGAACACCTTCTTTTTGAAAATTATAGAGTTTTAATTTTTCGTTGAATGGTTCTGAATAATTATTGTAACGTGTTCGTGGTTCTGATGATTCAGTTTTGGTGGGATTGTTAAATGAATTTGAAAAAACGAAGTTCAACCGTTTAAGCAAAGCAATAGTGTCTTGAGAATATGGTGTTTCCCAAGCACCATTGGTCTGTTCAAGATGTGGAATTTTGTTTAATTCTTGAACAAGTAATCTGTCATTAGCAGGAAAGACAAGTCGAATGACCTGTCTTTCCCTTAGTAGATTAGCAGTTCTTAGATCCATTGCTTCAACCATTCCTGGATGAAGCCCGAGCCGTCCAATTCATTTATTACAGTATTTGGATACTTTGATTTTGCATTTTCACGTAATTCGTTCCAAATTTTAACTGTACGAATACCTTGGAATGCGTTTAATTCTTCTTTTAGATTTTTAAATTCTTGACTTTCCATAACATTAATTTTTAATAGGTGAATTTTTACGTGTTCGTTTTACAGATTTCATTCTTTGTTTTTTAAGATAATCACGAGCATTTTCAAAAGCAGAACAAAACAGTGTGGATTTGAATTTAGTTTCTTTAACTAAATACATAAATTTTCCTGTTTTTGAATCCACTATTTCATAAATATGCGCCGTGAAATTACCCGTCTTTGAAATTAATAAGGTTGTCATAGGCGTAAATTTAGGTTATTTAACGTTACCACAGCCCAAATTAGCCACTTTCAGCCCAAAGATAATAAAATATACCTACCGGACAAAATAGTGGCTAAAATAGCCTTACAATACGTTTCATTTTTCAATAATTTTTAAGGTTGATAATCAAGAATAATCCAAATGATTAAGAGAATACCCATAATCAAAATAAAATACAGACCTGCTTTGATTTCTTTAAAGAGTTCCTCATTTGCAAAATAAATTGCACGAATAAGACGGATTAATTTTTTCATAATTTATCTCTTTTTAAGTTTCATAATAGATTTACGATCAATATAAATAGTTCCATACATATTACGAATAAGATCATTAAGAAAAAAAGAACACCTATCTCCAAAAGTCACATTATCCGAAGTATAAAGTAACTTTGCTTCCTTTAATGCTTTTTCAAGGGCATCGTTCCAACCTTTTTTGTAATCTTCACTATGATTCATAATTCAATTTTTGTTAATTTATTTTCATAAAGAATTTCTTCCGGTAAATAAGCAAGTAGCTTATTATATTCTTCAATCAATTCGACAATCCATTCGTAATCTTGAATAGTTTCCATGTTATCAAGATAAGGACTAAAACAGTAATACATCGTTTCCAATACGGAAATAATTACATCAATAGGAATTGCAATGTGTGTCATAATCAAAATGTTTTATCAGCAATCACATAAAAATGGAGCATAACAATAAGCATAATCCAGTACAATAAAATCATTATTGCACTTACATAGAAATATGCCTGATAAAAAATATTCTGAAATCTTTTTCGCATCATTTTTAGTTCTTTTGGAGTTGAAACATCAAAACTTTGGAGTATTCGTTATTTAATTCATCCCAAAAGTCGTGTCCTTCAGGTGATTTTGACCATAAGAATCCAGCATCAATTTCGGTAACGGTAAATTCACGGACACCAATCACTACAAGTAACCGGAACATAGGATTATTTTCTATGTTCTTTTTGAACTGTTCCAAAACCCCACGGGATTCAAGGAATTCTGCAAGTTCAGTTGCAAGGATAATTGTTACATTCATTTTTCTTTGATTTTTAATCTCTGACCATTATTGGTCATTGAAGCCTGTCGGGGAATCGAACCCCGTGCGAATCAACCGTTCAGGCTAACCACGTTATTTAAAAATCAAAGAAAAATCAGTCTATACGGTTTTCCGTATTATACCAATCACAATTCATACAATCAAAATTGTTTCGGCAAGAATTGCAGGGAATAGCATCAAAATCGGGTTTCGATGGACGTTGAACAACAGGTTCTTTTGGCATTTCGATTTCTGTATACCATCTTTTCGTACTGATTTCCTGATACCAAGGGTTTCCTTTCGTACCATACATACGAAATTGACGACCTGCACGTGTGACTAATTTCCCACCGTTATATTCCTCTTTTCGATAGTCTTTATAATCCCACGATTTCGTGAGATTATTCCATACGTAATCGTCGTAGTAATTATAATAAGACTTCTTTTTCTCCGGTACGTGTGGGTAACGTTCGGTAAGTGTGATGGCAATATCCCAACAGAAATTAATGCAGTTGGAGAGTTCGTCAATATCGGTACATTCGTTATCGGAATGTGGGTAGTAATAACCACAACTCATATTCACGCAACTGATTCCGATGCCGTTATCAACCAGAGTTTCAACGTCGGTCATCATTCCGTTTTCGGGTTTATATCCGTAATTCTTTGCAATCTTCATTACATCTTTACGGAACTTTGTTGAACAGATATCACGGTAGGAAATCTTTGTAATAAGATCACCAGCACCTTTCCGGTCTGGTTGAACTACCCATAAACAATCGGTAAAGAAATCCATATCTGCTTTGGAGGAACCTTGACAACCTGTTTCTTCTTCAACGAACCAAGCTACTTTGCAGTATGCAAGTTTTTCAAGCATATTCAAACAAACGAATATCCCATTTTTGTCGTCAGCACCAATGCCTGTTGAATGTTTGGTGCGTTCGGAAAACCCAAATAAAATACCTTTGTGTTCAATTACGTCAAAACCGTGTTTCAACGGTGTATGCACTTCGTCCAAGTGAGCAACGAAGCACGGATATTTAGAATAAACACCTTTGGTGATATACATATTTCCTTTTTTATCTTCTTGAACCACGCAAGTTGATTTGAAAGGTTCAGTACTAAGTATCTCATAGAGATACATTTTCAATTCATCTTCCTGACCGGATTTTGAATTGATTTTATACATTGATTTTAAAATTTCTAATTCCATAATTCAATTTTTAAGATATTATATTGGTTCAAAATAATAAATATTCCCGTTGACGTTACCAGCGAATAATCCACCGGTGTCACGACCATCGGTATAACGCCTGTTCCCATAACGGGAATAATACAAGACAGCGTTAGAAAGACTAATATAGTTCCCTGTTCTTGCATCTGTCACTCTACAGTCAGGACAATAGTGAGCACCTTCAATTTCAACCATGTCGTGTTCAACGAAAGAATAACCACAACGATTGCATTCCAATTTCTTTTCAAACATTGCACAGGTTTCTTGCATAAACCATTTTCCTACGTTCCTTGCCCAAAGAATATTGTCGTCTGCCGAAATGAACGTATCCATATACGGACGACGACCACTTTGTGTCCAATTAGGTACTTCAACAAAATCTGCATGATCAGTTTCCGTACCGTTGGTGATGGCATTTGAACAGGAATCCTGTGAAATCTTGTGCCACCAACCTTGATTTTCAGCATAAGTTTTCATATGTTCCTGATGGGTATCTGAACCGTAAATACGATCCATCAGCGTAACCGTATTCCCTGATTTGGTTTTCACATTGTCCCAAATCAAGGCACGACTACGAAGTTCACCTTGTTGAGACAGAATATACGCAATACGTGGTTTCCATTGGTTGTAGTGCCAAGCACCTTCTTTACAAGAAAATGATGACTCCGGACGCATACAGGAAGAATCTAACGAACCATTATCTTCGTCTCTGTAGGTTTCAATATCATAAATATCAGATGGCGAATTCGAAATTTGAATTACGTCCGTGCAAATTGAAGCACGGACCTGATTTGAAAGTTGTTCACAGTAATGCAAGAAGATCTTTTTGTGAAGATCATTACTTGCGTCATACAGGTAACTCCCACCATTAGGAAAATACAAGTGCAAATACTTGGAAGAAAGCATCTTTACCATCCTTCCAATTTTGATTACGCTACGCCCCTCACGTGCCCACCGATTATTCGGCAGAATAATCTGATTTTCAGGGTGAGGATGAAATGATATTTCCCCATCCCTCAGATCAAAAAAATTGCCGGTAAAATTTATCTCGGCATACACTTCATAGCCGTCAGCACGTTGGTTTCGTATGTCAAGTTCAAGCCGAAGGTCATAATATTCACCTTCATGTTTAATTGTTCTACGGTTGACTAATGTATTAGTCAATCTTTCTGACAAAATTAATTCCATTTTTCTTTGATTTTTGATTCTAAGCAATATTGCTTATTGCAGTCGGTAGCAGAATCGAACTACTCTTTTCAGGCTGAAGACCTGACGTCCTAACCGATAGACGAACCGACCTAAGTTTTTCATTTTTGAGGTTTTCATTTACTGTAATTGAACCCTGCCGTTCTTCGATGAAACGGCTTGTTCCATATATTCAATTTTATTTTAAGATTTCAATTACATACGGCATGAAACAGCCGTCAAAGTATTTTTCTTGGTAATGTTTACCAAGAAAATGAAAGTTATCTTTCGCTTCATAAACGTATGTAGCGACAGTAGTTTTTGGAGAATACAACAGACCGACACGTTTGCCGGTCTCACGATGTAGTTTTACGAATCCTGCCTTCTCCATTTCCCGGAGCAGGGGGATATTCGTAACAATTTTGTAATTATTCATTTTTCACCGTATTTTTCAGTAAAAACAGAATTAGGCAAAAACATTGAATCTTCGATTTTGTCATACGACCAATCGGGATGTTCCTTTGCAATTTTTTCAACGTACCACGAATCCGATCCTTCAACGGGGTGAACAGTACAACCTGCGAACAGGACTACCAGCAATATGAAAGCCAATTTTTTCATTTTGTCCGCACTTTAAATTTACGAACTTCATACATATTCAAATCAATTTCGGATTGGTACAAACCACCAGTTCCATCTTCAAGAAGAACTAAATCCTTTTTAGGATATTCCATTCTCACACGTGTTACGATGTGGTCAATATTCTTATTGACCAACATTTTTACAATTTTTACATTTTTCATTTTTCTTTGATTTTTAATTTCTGAGTAACGACACTCATTGAAGCCTGACGTGGAATCGAACCACGATGTTTGTTACCTGTTCAGGCTTTCCACGTATTTATTAAAAATCAAAGAGTTCATCAGGAGTGACACGTTTCATTATCTGAAACCGGGGTTCGATAAACCCATTTCCCAATTTTTTACCATGATTCATGCCCTTTTCAGTGTACTGACCTACCAAATATTCGAACATATTTAAAGCACGTTCACGGGTCAGGTTATTTGCTTTGACTTCATTCTTAATGGAGTCAAAGATCATAAATGTATTTTCCATAATTTTCAAAATTTTATTTGATTAAATTCATCGCCTGATCGAAAGCACCGGAACCAGTCCAGGTATAGAATAGTCTTCCGTTACTTTTCCGAATATAAATCCGGTCAACCAAATGTGGATTTGCAGTTTTTCCAAGATACACGACCAATGCTTGAATATCGGTCGAACCTTGGAATAGGCGGATCAATGATCCCCGATGTTCTGTTGAATAAATCAATGTAGGTGTATTCATTTTATTCCTGCAATTTGTTTGAGTTCAATTTTGATACGTTTCGCAACATCACCACGCCAAGTTGTAGCGTTCGACAGAAAATATAGGATGATTGTTTTCGCATCATCCATAAAGTACATTGAATTCATATCAACCAGGCTATTCATTGCCTGAAGATAAGGGACAGCCCCGAAATACGGTTTAGTCCAATTTTGCCGAATTTCAGCGGCAATCTGATAAATTGGTCGGTTCATTTTTCTTTGATTTTTTAAAAGTTAATACGGACAAATTTTCACCAATTTGTTTCGTCGCAATTTTCAGCGACTCATCAGCGTATTTTCTATGAATATAGTGTTCATTGGTTCATTAGTGATTTCCAGGTCGAATAAAAAACAAAAAAACCGGACGGCTTAAAAACCGTCCGGTGAAATTCGCAAAGGTAAAAACCTACTTTGCGAAGTACATGTTACCATCCTTGCGAGCACGACCAGCGAGGTATTGTTTGGCATGATTCTCAGCATCCAGATCCTCGGGATATTCGGCCAAAAATGCAGCCGTGAGGTCGGCGAGGGTACATGGTCCGGCTGCGAGCAAATCGTCGGTGATTTGCCGTTTCGTCTTCCGGCCGTTCGTGGCGGTCCGGCCGTTCGTGGCGGAGGGGACCTTTGCGTTTTTGGTAACAGGGGGAAGCGTGGTCCGGATGATGAACCACAAACCGGCAAAAGTTTCGAATTCGCCGTTCATTAACTGATCGGTCAATTCGGCTACTTTTGCAGCGACTTCGGCTTTTTCGGCTTCCTTTGCGGCTTTCTTAGCAGCCTCGGCAGCCGCCAGTTTTGCCAGCTTTTCCTCGTTTGCGGCTACCAATGCGAGGCGACTAACTTCCTTAAAGTTACCGGCTGCGATGGCTTCGGCGATCAATTCTTTTGTGTCCTTAACTGCGACAGGAGCCTCATTGGAGGCTGCGACCGTCGTTTCAACTTTCTTTGTCATAATTTAACATAATTTAAAAGGTTAGTGCTCCATTCGCACAACACAAATATACGGCGACATTTCGGGAATTGTACCTTAAAAAGTATGTTAAAGAACATAAAAACGTTATTTATAATTGATTTAAATAAGGTTAAAATAAATAGGTTTATTTAACATAATTAAAACGTGTTATAAGGCAATTTAATCGTATAAAATAGTATGGCAATATAAATATACACAATATAGGGTAAAAATAGTTTGTAGGGCATTTCAGGTATAAAAATGGGGGCATAGGGTCCCCTCGTTGCACCCTGCAAATTACCAAACCAAACCAAACCGGACTAACTATGTAACATAATGAAACCCAGGACGTTACAACTATCGTGCCACAATATGCGAATATAGGTCACTGAATGTTAAAGAATGTTAAAATCGGCGGAAATTGGCTGGATTTGGGTGGCTTGAACCCCTCTAAAATCATAATCATTTTTTCATACTTTTTGTAGAACCCAATATTTATAGGCTTCCCAATTAAAAATCATAACTATTTTTTTAAAGATTTACTAAAACCTGACAAAATCACGAATACTTTTTCATACTTTTCATAGAATCTGACATATTCATTTTTTAAAGAATACTTCCATACTTATTAATAAGGGTATATATAGTATTTAGAAATGGTATTCATTTATATTTTTCATAGATTATTATATGATTTTTTATTGATTTTATAGATTCATAATAAAATTCTAAAAATTTTTTTAATGAATTAGTAGAATTTGACATTCATATAGATATTCTTTAAGTATTAATATGTTTGGTAGGTTACGGATTGTAAGTGAATTATGTTGATAAGTATTAAATTAAAAGTAGCGCCCATTAGCCAAAGTTAAAAACTGTAAGTGAATATGTTTTTTATAGAATTATTCATAAATAGGGGTATGAATAAAAATATGAAAATATTTTATGAAGATTTCGCAGAATTTGGCAATTCATAAAATAGAAATAATAGAATATTCCAACCAGAATAGGAATACCCATTAAATAGAAAATTTAATTTGTATTGGAATGGTTGATGAGACAGGTTGTTCGATGTAGTCATGGAAATGGAAAATATTTGGCGTAACCCTACGGGTTACTATAAATTGTATATTTTTATGTTGTTTTAAAACTTAATGAATTATGGCACGTAGCCGAACCATACGTTTACCGGAACCGGATTTCTTACCTGCCACCAAGCAGAAGAATCTTGACCCTACATATAAGCCGAGGTATGACAGAATGATTTTCTTTTTGGCTTTGTTAGGATTGACCGAAGAACAGATGGGTCAGGTTCTGCACGTGAACAGTAAGGTTATACTGAATTGGCGCAATAAGCATCCGTCGTTCGAGGAAGCCATTCGCAAGGGCAAGGAAGAAGCCGACGCACGTGTGGCTCATTCACTTTATCAAGCCGCCATTGGTTACAAGTGTAAAAAGAAAACCGTTTTGACCAACCGTGTAAAGGAATACGATAAACGGGGCAGGGTTATTAAAGAATGGACCGAACCTTTGATTGTTGAAACCGAAGAACAACTTCCACCAAATGTTACGGCAGCCGTAAAGTGGTTACAAGCCCGTCAACCCGAACGGTGGAGTGACCGTATTAAAATAGACGCACGGTTTAACGTTGACCACAGCCTTGATTTAACGGAATTTTCGGTCGAAGAACTTGAAATGCTTAATAAGTTAAGCGAACGCCGCCGGGAAGTTAATAAAATCGAAGAATCAGAATACGTAGAACAATGAATGCCGAAGTAGCCGAACAAGTACGTAAACGCCGTTTGGTCAGTCCAAGGGATATAAACCGACCCGTCGAAGGGATCGACCAAGCCAAGTTTGCCAAAATTTTAGGCAACCCGTTAGGTATTCAAAAGGAATTGAATAACCGTTCGTTGTTTCATTTTTTACAATGGGCGTGGCCTGAAGTAAGCACTCAGCCATTTGTACCGAATTGGCATATTGAATATTTGTGTCACGAACTTGAAGCAATAGCTCAGCGTGTAGGTAATAAAGAACGTAAAAAATATGATTTATTGATTAACGTGCCTCCCGGTTCTACCAAAACGCTACTATGTTCTATTATTTTTCCGGTTTGGTGTTGGACACGTTGGTATTGGATGCGGTTTATTACCGCATCGTATTCGGCTACACTTTCGTTGGAATCAGCCGAATATAGCCGTGACCTTATTAAATCGGCACGGTTTAAGGAACTTTACCCCGAACTTGATATTAAAACTGACAAGGATACAAAAGCTAATTATAAAATCGTATTAAAGGAGAAAAGTCGAATATCGGAGTTTCATACCCGTGAACGTCCCGGTGGGAATCGTTACACTACTTCGGTAGGCGGTACGTTGACAGGTTTCCACGCCGACATCATTATATGGGACGATGCATTGAATCCCCAACAGGCTTCTTCGGACAAGGAATTGGAAATAGCAAACCATTGGATTGACCAAACGCTTTCTACTCGTAAGACGAATAAGGATATTTCTGTAACGATCGGTATCATGCAGCGTTTGCATCAGAACGATCCGTCAGGTCACTTGTTGGATAAACAAAAGGATAATTTACGTCATATCTGTATTCCGGGTGAGATTGAACACTTTGCAAAGCAGGTAAAGCCCAAAGAACTTATTAAGTATTATATTAATGGTATGTTTGACGTAAATCGTATGCCTTGGTCTGTTTTAAAGGAACTTGAAGCCGACTTGGGACAATACGGGTACGCAGGGCAAATAGGACAGAACCCGTCGCCTCCGGGTGGTGGTATGTTCAAGATTGAGTCGTTTCAGATGACTTCCCAAATATTTGCCGATACCGACATTGTACGTACCGTCAGATATTGGGATAAGGCAGGTACGGCAGGTGGAACAGGGGCATACACGGCAGGTGTGAAGATGAGCCGTTTAAAAAATGGTATGTTTTTGGTAGAGGACGTAAAACGTGGACGGTGGAGTTCCGAGCATCGTGAGAGAATCATACAGCAAACTGCCGAAGCCGACGGTAAGAAGGTACACGTAGTCGTAGAACAAGAGCCGGGAAGCGGTGGCAAAGAGAGTGCCGAGAATACGATACGTAACCTTGCCGGTTGGTTGGTAGAACGTGACAAGCCTACCGGAGATAAAGCCTTACGTGCCGACCCGTTAAGCGTACAGGTAAATAACGGTAACGTGATGTTACGTGTAGCTGATTGGAATAAGTTGTATAAAGAGGAATTTGAACTTTTTCCAAATTCCACGTACAAAGATCAGGTTGATGCAAGTAGTGGGGCTTTCAACTTTTTAATTCGTAAAAAGGATGCAAGGAGGATAACTTAATGGAACAGAAAAACGAACAACAAGAATTGATGCGTAAAGTGCAGGTATTTTCAGAAGTACTTGGCAGATTTCAGTTTTTTTCAAATCTTGGACTTGATTCTTATGATGGTAGTCGTGATATTTATAAAGCATTAGGTTATCCAAAAGAAATTACTTGGCAAAATTATTGGGCAAGGTACGGACGACAGGATATTGCCAAGGCTATTATTGACCGTCCTGTGAAAGCGTCTTGGAAAGGTGATATTGATGTTATTGAAACAGTAGAAGATTCATTAACACCTTTTGAAAAGGCTTGGGCTAATATTTACACACGATTAAAATTAAAGTCAATTTTTATCCGTGCTGATAAACTTACAGGTATTGGTCGTTATTCTGTATTGTTTCTTGGACTTAATGATACAACAAATACTGAAAATCTTATAAAACCTGTACAGAAAAAAGACGGGTTAAAATTATTGTATGTCAAAGCCTTGTCGGAACAGACAGCACAGATAGCCACATTTGAGGAAAATGCAAGTAGTGAACGATACGGATTACCGTTGATTTATAATGTGATGATTCGTAGTGGTGAAAATACTAAAACTGTTAAGGTACATTATTCACGTATTGTACATTTGTTGGAAGAGCCTATTGATGATGAAATTTATGGAACCCCACGCCTACAAGCGGTTTATAATCGGTTGATAGACTTGGAAAAGTTGATTGGCGGTGATGCTGAAATGTTCTGGCGTGGAGCAAGACCTGGATACACGGGTGAGGTTTCACCGGATTATCAGATGACTCCTGAAATGTTATCTGATTTAAAAACTCAGATTGATGAATTTGAGAATAATTTAAGGCGTATCCTTATCAATGAAGGTGTGAAATATGATGCTTTGGCACAACAGATAGCCGACCCGTTGAGTCATGTTGATGCACAAATGCAGATGATTTCAGCCGTAACAGGTATTCCAAAACGTATTCTTACAGGTTCTGAGCGTGGAGAATTAAGTTCTGCACAAGACAAATTGGAATGGATTTCTTACGTAACTTCTCGTCGTGAGGAACAGAACGAGCCAAATATTCTTCGTCCTTTCATAGATAAGTGCATCGAGATAGGTGTACTGCCAAAGCCCTCAAACCCATATATGGTCAGATGGGATAAGTTGTTTAGTCTCTCGGATAAGGAAAAGGTGGATATTGGCCATACGAGGGCTTTGGCTATGAAAGAATTTTCAATGGGTTCAATAGAAGAGTATGTAACACTTGATTTGTTCTTAAAGCATTTTATTAACTTTGATGAGGTACAGATTGAAGAAATTATTACTAATCGTAAACGAGCCATTGAAGAAGAAGAAGAATTGACAAAGGATGAGGAAGAAATTTTGGGAATGCCCGGAAGTACGGAAGCACGTAAACCGGCTACCGATGATAAAGGAAAGGCACAAAATCCTAATCCTGTGAGTGGTGTGCGTAGAGTTAGTCAAATATTAAAATAGTGAAAAATAAAAATAAATGAGCTATGAGTATCAAAACAACATTGGAACAAATTGGTGCTGCGGCACAGAAGTTGAAAAATGAGGCCACAGCGGGTGGATCTCAAATGCACTACATCGGTGACGTCATTGGTGATCTGGTAGAGGTGACCGAACAAATCCACAGTCAAATGGAGAATGGAAGTGTATCCGATGATGAGCTTGCAGCCATACAAGGAGCCAATTCCCCGAATGCTACCAATTCATTTGCTACAATGAATGATCTTTCAGATATAAGTGGATTAAGCATCCAGTCAGCAGTTGTCGTT